GCATCGGTGTTTCGAGCGTTAGTTCAAATACTATCTCCTCAGCTTCAGTCTCCTCACTTGTTTCAGTAGTAGGCTCTACCCACTCTTTAGGTTCAGGCTCTTCGCTTGCTTTATCTTCAGTAATCTCTTCTTCAAGCTCGTCCAACTCTTCGTCAAGTGATTCTTCATCAACGTCTTCAACGGCAGTTTCTATCTCTTCTTTCAGGTCTTCATCTACTTCGTCAAGCACTTCTTCCTCTTTTTCGAGCGACTCGCTCGTCTCTTCAGCCGCCTCACTAATCTCTTCAGTGATAGACGCATCTCCGTCAAGTGTCGTCCCTTCACCCTCTGAAGAAGAGTCTTCAGACTCTTCTTCGAGCATATCCTGCGCTTGTACAACAAGGGAGAGCGCCGTATCCTCTGGCAAGTAGTTGACTACCTCTGCCATAATTTCAGGGTCACCATTCGCCACATCCTCGACTGATTCGTACCCTGCTTCTGCAAGATTTTCTGCTCGCCCTGATGCAACGCCGTCTAAGTCTGTAACATCAACCATAATATGATACTCGTATACGTGTATGCGCTTCACCTTTATAAATGTTTCGGTCACTATCGCTCGCTCAAGTGTTGTGCTCCCGCCTCACAGGAGCAGGGACCGAAACCTTTAAGTAGGAGGATTGCATACGTACTGATACAACTATATTGCGCCCCTCGAACTATCACAATAATGTCTTCAGATAAATTGGAACGGCGAACTACTGAATCAGGGAGAGTGTATATGTCAGAAGAGAATGACATGTATTTTCCTAGCGTGTCGACTGTGCTCTCAGAGATGCCAGAACCTGATGGCATCACGTATTGGAAGAAAAAATACGATGGAACGAACGGTAAAAAACATTGGCGAACAATCTTGACATACAAAGGCAATCGCGGCACCCTCGTCCACTACAATCTTCTGAGTGATTTCACGGACGAGGATATGTACTCTGTCGACGAAGAGGAATCGACCGAAGAACTAAAACTTAACGGAGACTGGTCTCGATACAGAGATGACCTCACCTATGCTGAAGAGGCGTGGGAACAAATCAAACGAGTGCGCGGCATCGACAAAGAGAATGTGCTCAATGTTGAATGCTTTGTCACAAATAGTGGGGTCGGCTATGCTGGACAGTTTGACCTCCTCTATGTCGATGATGATTCTAATGTTGTGTTGAGTGACATTAAGACGAGCAATGCTGAGTACGCGCCCTACGAAAAACACAAGCTACAACTCACCGCATATGCGAACGCCCTCGAACTAGATGTTGATATTCTCGAAGTATTAATTATTCATCCTGATAGTGAGACGTGGAAAATCTCGCACCACACTGATTGGCCTGAGGAAGTGGACGGCCTGTGGGGCGAGTTTCGAGAATTGCGTGAGGGGATGGGCGACGTTGAGGACAGAATGAAGTCCATCGCTGAAGAGGGGACCAATGATGCAGAGCAAGTATAGTCCAACTATGGGCACACTATCACGCGACTTAAAAAAGCTCGGCTATGCTCGGACGGAGCGAGAATCACCATTTGACGACGACGGCATTTTGTGGAGTAAGGGGTACGAACTTGTGTGTGATGAGACAGCGATTGTGATACGGACAGACTCGTCTCGGCGCACAAAAGATATTCGGGCCGACGATGATGAGAGTACGTACCGATACTACAATTCAGAGAAGGTTCGGATGCCTGGAGGATATGTAAGTTCCTATTCGTGGGGCAGAGACGAGGACCGAACCTTCAGGTATTAGCGGGCGCGCAACTGTTTAATCACATCATAGACCCCAACTGTCTCCATGTCTTGATTACTGACATTAGCGTATGAATCCTCCCGCAAGTCTCTGAGCATTGCAATTCCATCACCGGGACTCTTCTGAGCCGAGGGTACGTCACAGTCGTAGTGCGTCGGATGGCCAAATGAGATGTTCCCGCCCCTCGTGAAATTGGTGTCAAACTCGCTTTGTTCAGCAGCCATATACTTAAGTGACTCTTCGATGTCCCATGGCTTGACCAAGCGATAGGTCTGTGCCTCGTAGCGAGTGAATTTCACTGTCAGGTATGGGTATGTCGGCACTTCTGTCATATCCATGCCCCAATGGAGCACGTCTTGCAAATCGTCTGCGTCGACAACCATGCGCTTTTGACCTGAGGTTTTGACTTCTACTGCGCGGAGTGAGCCATTGTATGGGATGAGGAGGTCGGGGAGGGGAGGTGAACTATTCCCAGACCAGCCAGCCCTCAGTGGAATAACTTTCCCACCACTTGTCTCATAAATCTCTTTCGCCAACTCATGCTCTTTTCTGAGTCCAGCTTTTTGTCGACTCATTGTCGCTCATTGTTTGGTGAGTATTCACCCTCGCGTTTGTCAACATCAGCCGTCAACGCCTCGCTAAAGGTGTGAGGCCCAATCATACAATCGCTGGCCTCAATTGAGAGCACGAAGTTCTCATCAGGGTAGTCTCCCATCTCGAACGAATCGTCAGCAGTTATATGAAAGTATCGGTCGGCCAAGTGTGCCTCATACGAGTCTGCCTGCGTCTTGTTTGAGGGTGAGTCTGGCCCTTGCACACGATGGATAAAATTGATAACATGTGCATTTCTCTCTGGTGAGTAGCCGCCATCAACATCGTGGAAGTATGCAATTTCACTCTCTCCGACTAAGACTGGGAACATGCCGTCGTGCTCCCCGACCGAGTGTTGCAACTCTTCGACAAAATGTGATGTTTCAAGTAATGACGTTTCTTGTGCAACGACGTGGAAACTGTCCATACAGACAGTAGTGTGCGAGCCTATTTAAAGCTTTTGGTTATACTCATTCAATTCATTTAACACCTCCTCAACAGAGTCAACTCGTTTGCTCCATGATGTGGGTATTTCCATCACATATTTATTAACCGAACCTGTGTTAATCATAGACGTTTCAATATCAACACGAGATGGAAATATCATAAATATATTTCCACAAACAAATAATATTATCTGCTGTGGAAAGCAATGTTTATGCAACTGTGAATCCTCTCTAATGACTAAGTTGTACATAAACTCTGACCCACCGTGTTTTATTTCTTTATCAATTTTACATGATTCTATATCTACAGGAATCCCATCAATTATTGCAAATGTATTCGACGACGGGTCATAAATATTCATCTGTGTCGTTGGCCTTACTCTTCGTCGAGTTGTGCGGCCAACTCTTCTTCAAGTTCGTGAGCCTGCGCCTGCTCCGACTGGCGCTCCAACTGCTTATTCAGTGAGTGGAGGTAGTCTTCAACCTCGGCACGCATAGTGTCCTCATACTCTTGGCCGAGATTTTCACTGAATCGCTCATGTAAGTTAGCATACAGTTCTCCCACAGTGATGGATACTTCTCGGGCCATTATAGCTCCCGATGTGCATACACATGCTCAACTCGACCGACTGGAATGTCCACTACTCGGTCTTCAATATCTCCATCCTCGTCCTCCATCAGTCCCTCAAGGCGGAACTCATTCTCTCGAAGAGCCGGTGGGGCATCCTCCTCGTCACCAAACGTGACAGTCAGTTGATGAAAGTCATACTCTCGGTCACTCTCAAGTACAACCATAAACTCACCAAAGTCTTGCTGCTTGTCTCGAATATCATCAAACGTGTATTCTGTTTCTGCCATTGCATCCATACAGAGGGACTACACCTACTTAAAGTTTTTGGCCACTCTATTGGCCGAGGGTATTACATGAATTGTGCGAGCCCACTCTGCTCACCAGCAGTCACAAGGTCGTCAAAGCTCCAACCCATCGTTTGGACAATATTGTCGACCGCATCCTCGACCGTCTTTTCTGCCATCTTCTCCCAGTCAATCTGTATTGCATCAGGGATGTTGCTCGGGTCCTCGACCGCAATTGCATCCACCCGCTTGTCCAACTCTTTCATCTCTCGTCTGTTGGCATCAGGCGTATCGGTCGGCGCATTCAGTGAGAACTCATCCTCATAGTCGTACACTTCTGGGTACTTCGAGGAGCCTACCACGCCCTTCACATAGAACATGAGCGGCTTTGCACCAGAGCCAATGTCCTCTCCATCAATGTAGGTGGTCGCATACCTTGCCCCACGAATGTGCGGCTGTGGGGTGAAGTACTTTGTCTCGCCAGTGTCGTCATCCTCAGACCATCCGTAGTCCATCGGGTCGGACGAGATGGAGGACGGAATACCAATCGACTCAGGGTCGACCTCTCCATCGAGCGCATCGTTGTACACATCCTTCAAGTATTCTTTGACTGCTGTTCGCGGCTCGTCTTCAGTAAGGATTCTGTTCAACACACCGTTTTGCACCTCTGCGGTGAGTGATGCGGTATCACTTCTGACAAGTTTGAAGCCCTTCGACTTTGGTGACGGATTTTCAATCACCTCACCCTCGTCCCATCGGATTGTCTGACTGTACTTTTTCTTGACACCATCAGTCGGGTCATCGCTGCTCAAGTCTCGAAGGAAGAAAATTGCGTCAGCGTATGACTCAATCTCGACCTCCATTTTGTGCATTGATGGGTCATCGATTCCAAACGTGTCAGCCATGAACTCATCATACGATGCATTCACAGCATCAGCAGCAGTAAAACTCGCCTCAAGTGTTTCGTCCATCGTCTGCGCCGAGGGTATCTTTGTCATCACAGAGTCAGTGTCCCCACCAACAAGTTGCGCCTTGTGGTAGCCCATGTCGTGTAAGTTGGAGACAAATGTGTCAGCAGTGTGTTCGAGCACCATTCTGCCAGCAACTGTGATTGACTCAGCGAGCCGCCAGTCGAACAAGCGGAAACCGTTTCCATAGGAGTTAGAGTCGCCAAAAACGCCGTAGAGACTATTTGTAATTCTCTTGACAGCATCATACTTCTTCCCCTGACCCTTATACTCGTACTTCATCTCGACCATATCATCGACCACGTCTCGAACGAAGCCAGTCTCGACCGATGGCTTGAGGTAGTAAATCTCTGTCGTGTCAGGCTCACTGTCTCTTTTCTCAGTATCGTTCCGCGTATCGACATACGCAGAGTACACATCATCCTCGTCGTATCCTGCGGCCATCACCTCTGTCATATTGTTGAACACAGTCTCGGGCGACACATTGAGCGACCACATTAGGTAGGGATAGAGAGAAGCTAAATCTGGGTACACAACATTGCGATGCTTTCCTGGCAGTGGATTGTACACCTTTGCCCCATAGTACCAGCCGCGCTCTGGCTCAGTCGAGGTCGGGAGCGCAATACCCTCACCCTCTGCTTGGCGAAGGAAAACCATATCGATGATTCCAATATTTGAGTCTGCCGCCTCACTGTAGGTACAGCCCGCCACTGACCGAATTTTGTCATACAAATCGAGCACACCTTTGGCCGCCTCAATTTGTACAACAGCTTGCACATCTCGAATATTGTATTTCATAAACTCGACCGGCTCGTGTAACCACCCTTCATCAAGGTCGGCCACATCCTCTTTGCCATAGCCGAGTTCGTCTTCTGCAATTGCGCCGAGCGCATAGCTCCGTTTCTCGTGAATCTGTGTCTTCTTATACGCTTGGAGCATGTCGAAGGTCTCCCGTCCGTCAACAGTTGGCGCACCACGGTTTGTCACAAAGACGCGCCCATTGTCGTAGGTTAACTCTTGGTATGACCACTCATTGATACCACTGGCTCGATTGATTAGATACGGGTAGTCGAATCCTGAGCCAATATCGTTTCGAGAGCTATTCCACCCTGTAAGCAGGTCAGGGTCAGTCGCTCCCACAAACTCGAAATACTCTGCGAGCAACTGGTTTTCTGAGTCATACACCTCGACCGAGAGTTGGTCATCGCTTACGCCATCAGGATACTCCCACTCGTGTGACGATTGCCACGTATTGTCCGACCCTTCTGCAACCATGTTAGGATTTAACACGCCACAGAAGTAGCTATCCTCGTATGAGTCGTGAGCCGTGATTGCGGTAACAGGTTTGGTCGGATTCATCACATCAGGGAACTCGCCGCCTGTCCAGACCTCGATGTCAACTGTGTGCATCCGTGGTTCGACTGATGGAACTTCCGCTTCATCAAGTGGGCGAATCTCATCGACAGAGACACGCCGCTCGCCAGCAGGGACAGACACGCCTCGATGGATGCCTGTATCGACCAAGAATCGATTCGTGAAGAATACGTCTGCCTCTCCGGTCCACTCAAACTCCTCGCGCAACTTGGGGACCTGCGATGGTTTGACTGTGTATATCTTAACTAAGGGTGTGTCATCGAGCCTCACACGAGGCGCATCAGGCGTACCGCTCACCGCAGTGTTCATCTCAAGCCTCTC